GGTATCCCGGTGTCCTCGCTGATCTTGCTTCTGGTTCTGGTACGACTATACGTGCTCTCCGTCTTGCCTTCCAAACCCACAAAATGTCTGCGCGCGAGCCGCTAGGCGCTATTCGTTACCGCGAAATCGTACAATCGCACGTCGGTGTACTTGATCCTAATGATTCCCGGCTTCAACGCCCTGAATATCTTGGCGGTGGTACTTCTCCTATAATGCTCACTCCTGTCCCTCAAACTTCTGTAACCTCCGGCTCATCTGCTACTGGACGTCTCTCTGCTGCCGGTATTCATGCTCAAAGAGGTCAAGGCTTCGTTAAATCCTTCTCGGAGCATTGTCTCTTAATCGGTTTGGTCTGTGTCTATGCCGATCTCACTTATCAAACCGGTTTAAACCGGATGTTCTCCCGGTCTACTCGTCTCGATATGTACTGGCCGGCTCTCGCTAATATTGGCGAGCAGGCCGTACTCAATAAGGAAATCTACTGTCAAGGTTCCGCTAATCCTACAAATGATGCTGCTGCCTTCGGCTATCAAGAGCGTTTTGCTGAATATCGCTATAAGCCTTCAAACATAACTGGCAAAATGCGTTCTCACTATGCTACACCTCTTGATTACTGGCATCTTTCTCAAAAATTCACCGGGCTCCCGACGCTCGGCGCTACCTTCATCGCGGAGACCCCTCCGGTGGATCGTGTCGTTGCCGTGAACACGGAGCCTCAATTCTTCTTCGATGCTTACTTTGATCTCAAATGTGCTCGTCCTATGCCGACGTACTCGGTCCCCGGCTTAATCGATCACTTCTAAAAATATGGGGGAGTGCGCTTTTGCGCTCCCCCCGACAACCGAAAGGGCGTCAGGTATGGAATGGATGTCTCTCGTAATACTCATTCTCAATGCTGTTGTGTCAGTCTTAACAAATCTGGACGTTAATAAAAAACGTTCTCAATCTCGGGTGGATGACTAATGGACTGGGGTGCCTTAATCTCTGGAGGGTTGTCCCTCCTTGGCGGTATGACTTCCGCTAAATCCTCGCAAAGCGGAATCGAGGCTATGAATGCCGCTAATTTGCAAATTGCTCGGGAACAAATGTCCTTTCAAGAGCGTATGTCGAGCACGGCGCATCAAAGGGAGGTCACGGACCTGCGTGCTGCTGGTCTTAATCCTATATTGTCTGCTACTGGTGGTAGCGGTGCAAGCTCTCCCGGAGGAGCGTCTGCTGTTATGCAAAATGTTAATGAACAATCCTCGACAATAAAAGCTCAAATGGCCAATCTCGCTGCAAATACCGCAAAAACTCTTGCCGATGTCGGCAAGGCTAGATCGGAGGTTCGTCTCAATGATAAACTCTCTGCTAAAGCTGGTGGTACTGTACCTGGTACTGATATACCTCTTGACCGCGTTGCTAATTTATTCAAAAATATAACTAATGCAAAAACTTCTCCGGCGTCTATTAAATCTAATTCAACTCGTCAACAAACTCTCAAAGCTCAAGGAGTAAAAACATGGTTCAACTAATCGCACGCGCTCAATATGACGAACGTCCAAATCTCGCTTCTGATCTCTCCTTCGTAGGGGATAAAGGAGTAACTAAACAATCGGATCTTAAAGATACCGATATAAATGTTCTCTTCAAAAAACTCGAAAGAACCGGTCAACTCCCTGATGTAATCGCTAAAAACGGCTCCTACGGTGACTTTTCTAATGTCCCGGACTATCAAGAGGCCGTTAATATCGTAAATCACGCTAATGAGCAATTCTCGCTCTTAGACGTGACTATTCGTAACCGGTTCGAAAATGATCCTGTCAAATTCCTTGGATTTGTCAGTGATCCTAATAATATCGATGAAATCGAAAAAATGGGCTTGTTAAAGCCCGAGGCCGTCGCTGCGCGACGGGCCGGTCGCGACGCAAAGGCTGCGGAGCAAAATGCTGCTTTGGCAGCTAAAAAACAAGCGGATGAGGTTGCTCTCATCGCTAAAATAAAGGCCGAACTTAATAAATAGGCCGTTCAGCACATATGTCTACTTGATATATATGTGCTGACTGACACCAAAAAGGGGGAAATGGTGCTAGAACAACAAAAAACACGCTTAAGAAATCGTATAGACACTTGCGAGAATGAGCTTAAACTCGCAAAAATTCGGGTAAAATCCGATATCCGGGACCTATCGTTCTGGAAAAATGAGCTATTCGCTGCTAAAGCGGAGCTACACGGAATGCAACTAGAGCTAAATCTGCGCTGCTCGTCATGTGGAGACTAAAAAAATGAAATTTCGTAAGAAATTGAACAATAGCAAATCAAAAAAATACTTCTCAAAGACTGCCGGTGCTGAACACGTGCACCCGAAAAATGCAACTGTAATGCCGATGCGCGGTGGTATTCGCGCCTAAAAGGGGCGCGTATGCCTTGTTATCACCCGGTCTCGGCTTGGCAGCTCTTAAATGTAAAATCTGTCAACGGGAAACCTACAATCTCGTTTAAAAATCCGTTCGCCCGGCCTACTAAAAATCGCGTGGGTATTCAAGTACCCTGTGGCCGGTGTATTGGCTGTGCTCTTGAACGCTCTCGCCAATGGGCGGTCCGTTGCGTTCACGAATCTCAACTCCACGATGAATCTTCTTTCATCACTTTAACCTATGATCCGGAATATTTGCCTCAATATGGCTCTCTCATAAAAGAACACTTTGTTCTTTTTATGAAACGTCTGCGAAAATCTATTGAGCCTCAAAAAATACGTTTCTTTATGTGTGGGGAATATGGGGAAAAAAATCAACGTCCCCATTATCACGCTTTAATCTTTGGCTATGCCTTTCCGGATCGTAAATTGTTCTCTGAACGAAAAGACGTAAAATTGTATACGTCTGAACATCTAACAAAATTATGGCCGTATGGCTTCTCTACTTGCGGTGACATTTCTATGGAATCCGCTGCTTATGTCGCTCGCTACTGTCTAAAAAAAGTCCAAGCTCGAGAAGATGGCGTCGAAATGGACGCTGACAACTTCTCTGGTCAACTTCCTGAATATAATAATATGTCTCGAGGGGGTAAAAATGGCAAAGGTCTTGCCTATAACTGGTATCTAAAATTCCAATCTGATGTATTTCCTTGCGACAATGTTGTCGTCAAAGGTAAAATGGGGAAACCTCCCCGGTACTATGACAAACAATTCGAGCTTGATGATCCTGATGTTTATGAAAAAATAAAACTTGACAGAAAGGCTAAAGCTTTAAATAATATCGCCGACAATACAACTGCAAGGCTTCTTGTAAAAGAGGCTTGCAAAAAATCACAAATAAAACAACTCAAAAGGGGTCTTGAAAATGAAACTTAAACTGTTCGTGGTCTATGATTCAAAAACCGAAAGTTATGGGGTTCCCTTTTTTCGCGATTTCACCGCGAATGCACTTCGCGAATGGTCTGAAGTCGCTTCAAATAAATCCGACAAACAAAATCAAATCGCAAAATTCCCAGCCGATTTCACTCTCTTTGAAATTGGCGAATATGAACAATCTACCGGGATCGTCTCTATGTATGACGTTAAATTTTCGCATGGCACTGCACTTGAACACGTGAAAGAAAATCTTGTTCCTCAAAACTAAAGGAGTCTAAAATGTTGAGCTTCCCCGCGGGCAACCAACCTTCAGTCCTCACATCTGGTCATAACTTCTCACAGGTCCCGAAAGCGGACATTCAACGCTCGAGCTTTAATCGCTCGCATGGCTATAAAACCGCTTTCAACTCGGGTTATCTTATTCCTGTGTATGTGGACGAGGCGTTGCCGGGGGATAGCTTTAATCTTAAAATGTCGAGCTTTGCTCGTCTGTCTACTCCGATTGTTCCATTTATGGACAATCTCTATCTCGCGTCCTTCTTCTTCGCTGTGCCTTATCGTCTCGTCTGGTCAAATTTTAAAAAATTCTGTGGCGAACAAGCCACTACAAGTGCCTCAACTAACTTTACTATGCCGGTTTTTACTGCGTATGCTCCGGCTGCTGAATCCCTTTCTGATTATATGGGGATTCCTATCTCTGGGGCAACTACTCCTCTTGGCGCCGGTGGTACTCTCGCTCACGTGTCCTTATGGCATCGTGCTTATAATCTGATCTGGAACGAATGGTTCCGTGATCAAAATATGCAGGACTCTGTTGTCGTCGATCTTGACGACGGCCCCGATGCAATCGCTGATTATGTCTTGCTAAAACGTGGCAAGCGCCACGACTACTTCACGTCCTGCCTTCCGTGGACTCAAAAAAACAATACTGGTACCGCTGTCTCTGTCGGTTTATCTGGAAATGCTCCGGTACTTGGTATCGGTAAATATAATCAAAATTTCCAAACCGGATCTGTTCAAGTCTATCAGGCTGACGGAACTTCTCCTACTTGGACTCACTTCGCCGAGGTTGGTACTCAAACCGGCGATATGGCTACTCGTATCGTTGAAGATCCAAATCGTTCAGGGTATCCCGGGATCTTCGCTGATCTTGCTTCTGCTTCTGGTATCACTATAAATGCTCTCCGTCTTGCCTTCCAAACTCAAAAAATGTATGAGCGCGATGCGCGTGGCGGTACTCGTTACCGCGAAATCGTACAATCTCACTTCGGGGTCTTAGATCCAAATGACTCCCGACTCCAACGCCCTGAATATCTTGGCGGGGGTACTTCTCCTATAATGCTTACTCCTATTCCTCAAACATCTGTTACCTCCGGCTCTTCTGCTACTGGGCGTCTCTCTGCTGCCGGAATCCATGCTCAAAAAGGTCAAGGCTTCGTTAAATCCTTCTCTGAGCATTGTGTTTTAATCGGTCTGGTCTGCGTGTATGCTGACCTTACTTATCAAACCGGATTGAATCGTATGTTCTCCCGGTCTACTCGTCTTGACATGTACTGGCCGGCTCTCGCGAATATCGGCGAGCAGGCCGTACTTAATAAAGAAATCTATTGTCAAGGCTCTGCTAATGCTGCTCAAGATGCTGCTGCCTTTGGCTATCAAGAGCGGTTCGCTTGTTATCGCTATAAACCCTCTAATATCACTGGCAAAATGCGCTCTCACTATGCAACGCCTCTTGATTACTGGCATCTGTCTCAAAAATTCACCGGGCTCCCGACGCTCGGTTCCACCTTCATCCAGGAGACCCCCCCGGTTGACCGGGTGGTCGCCGTGAATACGGAGCCTCAATTCTTCTTCGATGCTTACTTCGACCTAAAGTGTGCTCGTCCTATGCCGACGTACTCTGTGCCCGGCTTAATCGATCACTTTTAAAAAATAGACCCGGCGTTCTTGGCCGGGTCCGACAACCGAAAGGGCGTCAGGTATGGAATGGATGTCACTGGTAGTGCTAATTCTCAATGCTGTGGTGTCAGTCTTAACAAATATCGATGTCAATCGTAAACGCTCTCAGTCTAGGAGCGACGACTAATGTTCGGAATCGATGATGCTATAATCGGCTCTGCCGTTGGTGCAGGCATATCCGGCCTTTTCGGCATGGGTGCGTCTGCTTCTTCTGCTAAAGGAATCGAGGCAATGAATGCTGCTAATATGCAAATGGCTCGGGAACAAATGTCGTTTCAGGAGCGTATGTCGTCGACGGCCTATCAGCGGGCGATGGCTGATATGCGTTCCTCAGGACTCAACCCAATGCTCGCTTTTTCACAGGGTGGCGCTTCGTCCCCTTCCGGTGCCTCCGGAGGAGGCTCTGCGGCGTCAGGTACAGCTGCACGGATGGAGAACTCACTCAAATACGTGGGCGAGGCTCTGAGCTCGGCTGTGCCTTCAGCGCTGGCCGCCGCGAGTACGATGAAGGATCTCGAGGGGAAGGACGCCTCGATCGCGGCGCAGAAGGCGGGTGCGTTGGCTTCGGTTGCCCAGGCCAACAATGCGAATGCGTCGGCGAGGGCGACCGAGGCGGGCATGCCGATTACTCATGCTCGGGCGAAGTCGGCCAACGCTGAGTCGGATGCCGCGATGGCGGAAGCTCATGCTCGCAAGACTCAGGCGGAGATTGATCGAGACTGGGCGAAGGTCGACTCCGTCACTAAGCGCGTGTTGAATGCGATTGGTGGTGTTTCGGACGCCGTTTCGATTCGTCGTATGCTGGAGGGTGTTCGGAGCTCTAAGAAACAGGATGCTCGTAGCGACGAGGATCATCTGCACCGGCAGGGTGCGAAAGGGTCGAGGATTTTACGATGACTAAGGCTACTTCTTTTAAGACGCGTTTCACGGTTACGGCTCGTCCGGTGGTTGAGTGCACGCTCGAGGAGCGGCGTACGAAGTCGGAGTTTCACGACGAGTGTGACATCAACAAGATCATGGCGCGTTACAGACGCACTGGTGTCCTACCCGAGTACGCGCACCAGGCCGCTGCTCAGTACGGCGACTTTTCCCAGATCCCCTCCTTCGCCGAGATGCAGCACAAGATCATTGCGGCGAACGAGCTCTTCGGAGCTCTGCCCGCGATCGTGCGTAAGCAGTTCGACAACGACCCTGGCCAGTTCCTGGAAGCCTCCCAGACGGCCGAGGGTCGCTCCCTGCTTGTAAAGCTAGGCCTCGGGGCCCCCAACCCCCTCGATGATTCCCCGGCCCCCTCCAAGGCCTCCCAGAAGGCTCCGAAGGAGCCTTTCTCTGAAGGTGTCCAACCTTCTGAACCTAACAAAACGGTCGAGAATTGACCGACGTGGGACCATTACCTCCCTTGATGTAAATGGTCCCACTGACACCAAGTCGTGAGACGCTGGTGTCTAAACCCAAGGAGGTCCCATGAAGAGACGTTCGATGTCCTCTCGTTCTAGTCGGAGATCGTTCCGCCGTGGCGCTAAGGTCCACCGTAAGAATTTCCTTACGGTGATGCGCGGCGGGATCCGCTTTTAAGATCTCTTAATACTAAAGGGCCGGGGATGTGCCCCCGGCCCTTCCCTCAGAAGGAGCAGATGTGCCTTGCTACCATCCGGTCGCGGCCTGGCTTACGCCAGGCGGCGTCAAGTTCCGTGATACCACAGACGGCAAGCCCCTGAAACTCCCCTGCGGCCGATGCATCGGCTGCCGCCTGGAGCGATCCAGGCAATGGGCCCTCCGTCTTACGCACGAGAAGAGATTTCACGACCGCAGTGCGTTTATTACCTTGACTTACGACGAGGGTCACCTACCAGAGGGTGGTTCTCTCAACATTAAGCACTACCAGGACTTCATGAAGCGACTCCGCAAGGCAGTCGAGCCCCAGAAGCTCCGGTTTTTTCACGCCGGCGAGTACGGCGAAAAACGAGGGCGTCCCCATTACCATGCGATCATATTTGG